TTCCGCCGCGGCCCTCCGCGCATTGGCCTGCAGGCGCCAGATCCTGTTGCCCCGCGCCTGGGCGACGATGTAGCCGACCCAGCCCCGCCCAACATTGGCGGGAATAAGTAGCAGTCTACTTTTTTGCCTATTACGACATTGTTCGGATTGGCAATCTCTCCGGTATGCAAGACACCCTCATCGTTGGGGATACGCTCGACTTCGTTACGAGCGTGCCTTCCTATTTGGCGAGCGCCGGCTATACGCTGAAGCATCGTCTGGTTCCGCGCGTCTCGGGCGCAGCAATTTCTCTGACCGCCACCACGAGCGGAGACGATTACCGGACCACGGTGTTACCCGTCACGACAGCAACGTGGACCGCCGGCGACTATACGTGGTCGGCGTGGGTCGAGAAAGCCAGCGAACGGCACACGGTCGACGCGGGAACGGTGACGCTCGAACCCGATCCTGGCGTGATTGCAGCCTACGATGGTCGAACGCAAGCCGAGATAGCGCTGGCTGATGCCAAGACCGCCTTGGCGAACTTCCAAGCCACCGGCGGCCGAGTCAAGCGCTATGCGATCGCCGGCCGCGAGATGGAATTCGACGGCGCCGGCGACATCCTGACCTTGGTCAGTTACTGGCAGGGAGTGGTATTGCGCGAGAGCGCGGCCAATGCCAAACGAGAAGGGCAGCCCGACCCTCGCCGGATAACGATCAGGATGAGCAATGCTTGAGGTGCTGCGCCGCCGAGTTGCGCGCTGGATTGCCCCGCCGAAAGCGCGCAAGAGCGGTACTCGCATGTACTCGGGGGCGCGGAACACAGCGCTAACCGGCGGATTCGGGTCCTTCGGCAATAGCAGCGCCGATGCCGAGCTGTCCCTATCCTTGACGCAACTTAGGTCGCGTTCCCGGCAGCTCATGCGCGACGCGTCCTATGCCAACAGGGCCAGGGTGATTGTTGTCAATAACGTGGTCGGGGCAGGCGTTGGCTTGCAGGGACAGGTAAAGAATTCCAGAGACGTGCTGTATGCGCGAGTGAACGAGGCGATCGAGGCCGCGTGGGTATCCTGGATGCGTGCAGATTCTTGCCACACTGGCGCTGGCCTGCACTTCTCAGACTTCGAGCGCGCCTGCATGAGCGAAGTGTTTACTGCCGGCGAGGCGTTTATCCGTCTGCATTTCAGTCGCTTCGGGAATTCTGAGGTTCCGCTCGCACTGGAACTGATCGAGGCCGAGCGAGTGGCCGACGACAGCATTACACTCCCGGCAATGAATGTCCGCATGGGTGTGGAACTCGATATCTATGGGCGTCCCGCGGCCTATTGGATACGGGAAGCGCATCCAGGAGATCTGCGGGCATTGCCGGAAATGCGGGGGCGTCTGGTGCGCGTTCCTGCGAACCAGATCCTGCATATCCGAATCATCGACCGCTGGCCGCAAGCGCGCGGCGAACCCTGGCTGCATGGCGCATTGCGTAAGTTGAACGACATGGAGGAATATTCCGCGTCCGAGTTGACCGCGGCGCGCATGTCGGCGAACTATTTTGCCACGCTTGAATCTCCTAACGACGATGCGCTCCCCACGGAAAAGCAGGACGACGGCACCAAGCAGATGGAGATCGCTGCGGGGATGATCGACCAGCTCGCCCCCGGGGATGAGCTGAAATTCCATGCTCCGAACCGACCGAACACCGCGCTCGATCCGTTCATGCGCTACATGCTGCGTGAGGTCGCTTCGGGCGTTGGCGTTAGCTATGAAAGTCTGTCGCGCGACTATTCGCAGAGCAATTATTCGAGTTCGCGTCTGGCGCTGCTCGACGACCGCGACTTGTGGCGCGTGTTGCAGCCGTGGTGGGCGCGCAGTTTCCGCGACCCGCTGCACGCCGTCTGGATGAAGCAAGCCGCGCTCGCCGGTGCGATCTCCGGGTTACCGCTAGAACAGTATGCCGTCGATCCGGAACGATTCCACGCCGTGCGCTGGAAGTTCCGCGGGTGGAGTTGGGTCGACCCGACCAAGGAAGTCGAAGCATATCGAGAAGCGGTACGTTGCGGATTCACCACGGTTTCAGACGTTATTGCTATGACCGGGCAGGGTCGAGATATCGAGGACGTACTCGAAGAGCGGCGCGAGGAACTCGACCAGATGGCCGCGATGAATCTCATTTTCGACACAGACCCTAGCATCCAGGCCGCGTCACCGGTAGCAAAATCCGACCCGGCTGCGTCTGTGCCCCCGGCTGATGCAGGTAATTCCACCGATACGACTTCGGCACCGGCCCGAGTCGTGTCTATCGGAGGTAAGCATGCCTGATGGCGAATTGAAGATTGGGGTCCTGCGCCGGGAATCGTCCGCGGTAGAGATCAAGGTCCGTAAGGCGACAGATTCCGCTCCCGCCGCTCTGTCATTCTCGGCGTCCTCCGGGTATGGCGTGGAGCGCTTTTTCGGAACCGAGATTTTATCCCACGATCCCGGCGCGATCCGCCTGCAGCGAGTGAAAGACGGAGCCGTTCCGTTGCTCTTCAATCACGACTGGTCCGATCCTATTGGCATGGTGGACAGTGCCGCGGTACGGGATGGGCGTTTGATAGTCGACGCGCATCTGTTCACCACGTCGCGGGCGAATGATGTTGGCGCCATGGTAAGCGGGGGTCTGCGTAATGTGTCAATCGGCTATCAGATCCATGCGGTTGAGGAGCAAAAGAGCACTGACTCCTACATCGTCCGCGATTGGGAGCCGCAGGAGATTTCCATCGTTACCGTACCCGCCGATCCTACTGTTGGAGTAGGACGATCAAAGGACGACGACTGGAAAGTGGTTCGTATCGTGCGCGCTGCCATGTCGCCTACCGGCCCAGTCACGGAATGCCCAGATTGCGACGCCGATTGCACGGACCTGGAAGAGTGTGCGTCCTGCGGAGCAGCGTGCAATGTGATCGATACCGGCGTTCCTCTCAGCGCGTCAGAAGTTAAACAGCTTTCTAAACAGCACGCTTCGGCGCGGCTGACAAAATCGGCGCCTAACGGCGCTTCTTCCCCGGCGGAACCCGCCATCACTACAGGAGCCATCATGGCCGAAGTGACCAACGCCCCGGCGGGCGCTCCCGCCGATGTCAAGCCCAACCAGATCGGAGCCGTCGAGGCCGAAAAGGAACGCCGCGAGGCAATCATCAACCTGTCGAAATCGAATCGCATCGACAATCGCGTGCAAGCGCGGTGGATCGAGTCGGGCGCTCCCTTGACGCAGGTGGCCAAGGAAATCCTCGATGTCATGGAGGAGCGCGGCAAGGCTGCTCCGGTCGCGGCAAGCGAGGTCGGATTGACCAAGAAGGATGTGCAACGCTATAGCCTCTTCCGCGCCATCCGGGCCCAGCTTTATGGCTCATCGCAGCCGGAATTCATCCGCGAGGCTGCGTTCGAGATGGAATGCACCAAGCAGGTCGCGAAGCAAATCGGCCGGGAAGGGACGCGCAACATCCTGGTCCCAGGCGAAGTGTTGCAACGTAACCTCGGAGCGGACGCGGTCACCCGCGCCATGGCAACCACGCCCGGCGGTAAGGGCGGCTATCTGGTCAATGTCGAGAACATGGGCTTTATCGACATCCTGCGCAACCGTTCCGTGGCTATGCGCATGGGCGCTCGGCAACTGTCCGGCTTGCAGGGCAACGTCATGTTTCCGCGCCAAACCGGCAAGGTTACCGTGACCTGGCAAGCCGGCGAAGGAACAAGCGTCACCGCAGCCGACCAGGCCCTTGGTCAACTGTCGATGACGCCGAAAACCTGCATTGCCATCACCGATGTATCGGAGCAGCTCCTGCGCCAATCGTCGACCTCGGCCGAAGCGTTCATCATGGCTGACCTGGCCGCGGACGTGGCGATCGATGGAGTCGACAATGCCGTGATCAACGGCACGGGCGGTGCGCAACCCCTGGGCATCAAGAATACGACTGGCATCACGTCCGGCCAGGATTCCGCTTCGGCGACCTACGCCAAGGTTCTGGCGTTTGTGTCCACGGCCGGCGCGCTGAACGCCATTCGCGGTAATCCGGGCTTTGTCACTACGACCGCCGGCGCGGCGAAGTTGATGCAGGTGCAACGCTTCACCAGCACCGATACGCCGGTCTGGACGGGAAACATGCTCGACGGGCAACTGGTCGGCTTCAACGCCATGTCGTCCGAGCAACTCGCCTCG